CAGCTGATATTGTTTTACGTGATGTTTCTTCAGTAAAAAAGTCGGCTCTTGCTGTAGGTAATGCTGTTACTGTTACTACCACAACTACACCAGCTGGTGAAGCTCGAGCAATCTTGTCAATGTCTGAATCATCTGCTGCTGCCGCACAACCTTGTGACACAGTAGGAACCGCTTCCATAGCTCGTCTTACTACCACTGCCGTTTTCGCTGATGCCGCTGCTTTCACTCCCGCTGGTCTTATCGTTGGTAATCCAGTAAAGGTTGATGTACCAGCATCGGCTGCTGTTGCCGAACCCATGGATGCTATCACTGGTGACGCAACAGTCATTGAAACAACAGAAGCCACATTAACTGCCATTACAGCTGTCCCATTTGTTGTAGGTGACGTAATGAAGATTACCGTAAATGGTGAAGCATCAGTTACTAGAACTATCACCGCTCTTGCCATGAAAACACCTCCAGCTGGTCCCAGTAAAGTTTTGGTCACACTTGATTCAACTCTTGTCAAGGGAGCTGGTACTGGTGCCATCGAAGAGTTCGAACGCCAAGCTAGGTCATTTGTTACCACTATTAAAGCGGTTGCCTTATCAGCTGGAGCTGGAAGTAAGTGCGAATGTTCATTCACTGATGGAGCATTGGTACCAAAAGCCGCCGCTGCTTGTGTATTGACACCAATTGCTGGATGTAAGATTACTCTTAGTGCCGCATTAACTGGTGCTTCAAATGCTTCAGTAGATTTAAAACTTTCCTCTGATGAACGTGCTTGTGATGTCAGACCAAATCTTAAAATTGTATCAGTCAATGTTCCAAATCCTAGAATCAAATTACCATTCAACTATCAGTTTACTGGTTGGGATTTATTCGTCAATACTTTACCTCAGTCTTCACTCAAGCATCAGCAAGATATTAACTCTGTTCAGTCTAAGGCTAGATGTATGAACTCTATTTATATAGATGCCAATAAGGAATCTGACCGTACTAACTCAAGTTATTTCACTGGTTCACCCCCAAGTGATTTGAACCTTAGAAGTATCCAGTACTTTATTAATAACCGTCTTTACCCAGTTCAGAGTTATGACCCAAATGTTAAGGCTGAGCGTGTCGTTAATGAAAACGAGAACGTAAAAGCTCTTAGAGTCATAAACAAAGAACCTAAGAACCTTGGTGATAATAAGGGTGGTAACCTTGATGTATACACTAACTCATACATCCATTCTAGAGAACTTGCTAGACAGAAATATGTATATGATTTAAGAGAAGCTGAACCTCAGATTAGAACCGAGTATTCGGGAGCAAGAGCTAACAACTTTACCATTAATACATTTGTTTGGTCTCAGAGAATTATCAACGTCGATGACAAGGAGGGTATTAGAGTTGTTTTATAAATATCATTTCATTTTTTAATTAAATTGTATAATACATCAAATTATAATCTTGGTGTATTATATAAAATGCCGATTGATAGAAGCTATTTCAGTATTCCCGCAATTAATGAAACCAATACTTCAAACGCCTCCGCCGTTGGCGGAACAGCCAAATTAAGTGGTGGTTTTCTTTTCAATGGTCAACCTAAAGCACAGTTTAGTATTCCAGCTCAGAATCGTATGCTTGACATTACTAATCTTTATTTAACTGGTCAGATGGTGGTCTGCGATAAAGATGGTGTCACCTTATCAGATGAGTCTAACTTAGGTGTTAAAAATGGTGCTGACTTGTCTCAAGCTGGTAACCTTAACCTTTCAAACTGGGGTGGAGTTCAGAACTGTATTCAGAAAGTTGAAATTCAGAGTAAGAAGTCTCCAGTTGAATTGATTGGTGTTAACAACTATGCCATGTATCAGAATGTTCAAGCTGGTCACACCAACAATGGTGAGGATTATTTAAGAACACCACTTATCAGAGATTTAGCTGCTGGTAAACATGCTGACCAAGTCAACCGTCACTCAGTTCTTCAGCCAAACGCTACGAACACCACAAGTGGAGATATGCCAAATCTTGTCAACCAGCTCGACCAAAACTTCGGTCAGTTTTTTGGTATGAAGCTTAACGTCTCCCTTTTGTCGGGATTCCAGCGTCTTTACTTAGATAACACTGCTCTTGGTGGACTTATCATCACACTTCATTTAGCTAATTCTAATGCTGTGTTCTATCGTAGATTCCGTGACCAAGGAACTGGTCAAGCTGCTGCTTCAGTCGATGGTTTCTTTTACAGACTTAAAAACCTCAGACTCGAAGGTTACTACCTTACACCAACTGATGATGAAATCAAAAACATGAACTTACAAGTCAATCTTAATGCTCGTGTCAACAACATTGATAGTATCGTATCCTCTAACTCTATTACAAGTCTTACACCACAGCTTTCACAAGTCAAGTCCTTCATCAACCTTTTCTTAGATGACGACCAGCAAAATTCTATAAATTTCAATCAGAGCAGTTTCCGTCAGCCTCTTGCCCTTTCCAGTTATACTAATAACAAGAACAACGTTCGCTCACCACAAGATTACAAGGTTGAAGTTAAACCTAACTTCTCTAGACCTCGTGATGAAGATGGTGTTGCGTACTCACCAGCTGACCTACTTGTCAAAACTGCTGGTGAAGGTAACTCAGAAGTACTTGCCAACTTCGAACGTTCAATCCTTGATGGTGCTTTAGCCGCACATACTAGTGCCGATGTTGACCTTCAAGAAGGTTCCATTGAACAAGATTTTGAAGAACGTGGAGCCACAGCTCAGACTGAGGGTGTCGGTAATAACACTAGAGCCAACTTACTTGGTATCGGTTTAGATTACACTCTTGGCATGGGTGCTACTACCAACTATGTCAATCAAGATTACTCATTACGTATCGAATCTGAAGTTGCTGCTGGTAATACTCAGTTACCATCATCACGCAGAGACAAGTTTGAAATCCTTGAATCTTATGCTCGTAACAACGAGGTACTCGACTCTAAGTCACTTGTTAAAGTTATGTAGCTTAATTTGTTTTTATTTTCTTTATAATAAGTATAGAATGCCTACTTATAAAGATATTCCAAATTCTAGACTAGCCGCAGTAAAAGCGTCACAGCCATCGAAACAACCCATGATTATAAAAAGACCTACTACTAGGGGTAAAAAATTGAGCGATGCTACAATGGCACGACTCCGTGAACATGCCAAGAAACATAAAGGAGGTATGAATTCAAAACATATGAGGGATATGGTTAGACAAATGAAAGCGGGAGACAGTTTCAGTACAGCTCATAGCAAAGCAATGGGGGGTGGTGGAAGTAAAGGGAAAAAGAAGAACGGAACAGAGACAGTAACACTTGATGGAGAAGAAGTCGAATTTAAAGAGGGGACACTTAGAAGTCAGTTGAAAGTTCCAAAAGATATGAAATTAACAAAAGCAGTATTAATGAGAATTAATAAAACGGATGTAGGAGATAGTTTTGATTTTAATGGAAGGAACTTTAAGATGACACCATTAATGAAAAAGAGGGTAACATTAGGAATTAACTTACAGAAATAAAATGTTGGTACATATTATAATATGGCTAATAAATGGATTGAGTTTGTCAAGTCTTATGCTAAGAAGAATAACATGAAATATAATGAAGCTTTAAAGGATAGTGGTCTTAAAGCCGCATACGAGAAAAGCAAGGGTGGCTCCAGTAAAGGGTCTGCTCCAGCGAAGAAAGCTCCAGCGAAGAAAGCCCCAGCAAGGGTAAGAGGTAAAGGGAAGAAAGTTCCGCCAGTAGTGGATGAGGGTTCAATGTGATATAGTATTGAATTAGTTCAATATCATATGAATGTATGTTATTATTATATCTTTAAATAGTAATATAAACTACTTTTTACATATATTACTATTACTTAAAGTCATATAAAAATTTTTATATGATTCTTTAAATGGGTAATATAAGTAATTAAATAGTTATATTATCATATATACTATAAAAATTGATATTATATGATAAGTAATTAATATATGATATAAAATAGCACTTAAAAAAATAATCTCATATCATATTATTAAAATGAGCGAAAAGAAATCAGTGAAAGTTATCATGAAGAATGATTGTAGCGATTGTTCCGATTTCAGAGTTATTGAACAAACTTTTAAGAATGGCACTGTCCATCTTAGAAAGGAATGTAAAAAATGTAATAAATTTTTAGGTTACATGCCTCACCCCTTAGATGTTGAAACAACCAAGATATGGTTTGGTAAACATCGTGGAAAACTTGTCAGAGAATGTCCACGTGATTATTTAGAATGGCTTACTCAGCAAGATTGGGTTAAGCAGAATTTGCGTGACCTATGTAAAAAGATTACCGCTGTCAATTTTTAGCTTTATGTTTTCATTTTTATTTGTTGTTAATGGGATTATCAACAAATAAATAATATTTGTTTAATGTATAAATGAACTTTAATTTAATTAGTAATGAGCAAGATAATGGACACGAATATACAGTTAGATTTTCAACTCCAGTTGAAATAAAACCTAATTCCACTTGTACCATGAACTTTGCTAACATGACACGTAACTCTAAAATCATTTTGGAAGAAGATGGTAAAGCCACATTAACTATTAATAAGGTCTATCCAAGTGTTTATCCTAACGATAGAGCCACACCTAATAATCCTTTAGTTCTTAATCCAACCACATCAACTGATTTTACTAATACTTTTGAAATTCCTAAAGGGGTGTATTCATATAATAGTTTTAGAGCATTGTTCAATGATAATCTCAATAAGCTAGTTGATGGTACCCATGCCGCTTTTTATCGAGCCAATAATAATGCTGAGGATGCTTCGCTACCCGATAATGACATTACGATTGGTTACTCGCTAGGAAATAAGTATGGAAATACATCAAGCACTACACTTAATTTTTCGGATGTTGTTACCCAAGGATTTGATGCCGCCAATAACTTTCAAGCCGTACAAGTCGATGCTCTAACTGGTAGCCCAGTTGCTTATACTTCAAACAGTGTTGCTGCTGCTAAGAGTTATGACTCTTACGCACTTTCTAAGAACCACTATTTCCATTATGCTTTTTCTACTGGAGCTGGTCAAGTTAATTCACAACTAAGTGACACACAGCAAAATCTTGTTTTATGTAGAGGTATAAACACAGTTCAAGCTATGGCTGGAGCTATCACCGTTGGTCTTTACAGTCCCGAATACGCATTGATGAGCGGAGGTGCTAATCGTATTGGTGGACTTGCTACACCACGTAATATTCCAATTACACCATCGAATGTTTCCAAACTAGCATGTTTAGTTGGTATTGAATGTGTAGAATCTAGCCGTGGTGGAGCTGGTAACGCTTCAACGATGAGAGTTAACTGGGCTATGTCATCTATAGATGGAACTCTTCAGACTTGTAAGGCTTGGGGTAATATTAACCAAACTATATCTTCTATGAAGTCACATCGTATTGGAAACATGAACGATTTATTTGGTGCTGATAATCAACCATTTTTCGCTTGGCAGTTATACTTGGACGAAACTGAGCAAATTTACAAAACTGAACCAAGACTTTATTTGAGAATCTACAAAATAGGTCTAGATTCAAATGAAGTGATTTATGATAGTAAGTTATATAATGAATTCATACCTAACTCATTTTTTAATGCTGATGTAGCATTTTACGATGATGCCAATAAGGTTAACAGTCAGATACCATTTAGCATTATTATGGCTTCACAAATAGGTGGTGATGGTTGGGCGGCTCTTGAATACGCAGCTTTAGATAAATCTGTTAATAATAGTGATAGCAATAAACCAGCTACAATCATTGATAATTATACACTTTCATTCAGCAAAGAACTAGAGGATGTATTTTTATCATTGGATACAACACCATTATATCCTAACCATACTTTCCAACGTAGTGATTTACTATTCAATCGAAATATGGCTCTAGAGTGGAGAAAGAAAAATTACTCTATTATGCTACAGCAATTACCATTAGATAACATGAAAAACGTATCTGAAAAACGTCAAGCTGGTTACTTTAAGAACATTCTTGGAAACATACCCACACCTTTTGGTATATCTAATATTTTAGTAGAACCCCAAGGAAATGATGCTGAACTAACTAGTACATATCAACCTTACAATCCTATTATTAGTAAACTTAATAACCAAAAGACAGTCCTCAATCATATGACTATTAGAATTGTTGATATGGAAACTGAAGACTTGGCTACGGAAATTATTAGGTCAGTTGTCAATTTTACAATCAATGACCCCGAGAAAGTAGCAATTGTTGAAGAAGAATAAAATCTCATATTAAAGTATAACTATGTATGGAAGTTTCAAAAACCACAAAAAGAGCGACTTATTTAACAAACAAATAGCAGCACTTGGCGATATTGTTGGTCATAAAGCTTTATCTGATAAAGCTCCAAAAAAAGCGAAAAAGCAAGATAGCGAAAAAATATTTATCAAATCCAAGAAAAAACCAAAGTCTAAGAAATAAAAGTTAATCTGTGAAATTAAAATATTCTATTATGTTATAAATGAGTATGAATCAGATGATGGAAATGTTAACTGACTATCAAATTGATGATGTTCCAAATATTATGGACGTAAAGACTGAACTTATTTCGCCCATCAACACTTCAACTAATAGTTATAAGGCTACCTTTAGATTGGATACAGCTTCTTACCTTGATAATAACTCCATGTTGTTATTTAAGGCAGTTGCCAAAGATGCCACCGTTGGAGCCGACCAAGTAAGATTTAATGCCTTTAATGGTTGTTTAGGTGCGATTGACCGTGTTCAGATGAGACTTGGTGGTTATACAATTCAGAACTTAAGTGATGCTGGTTTGTGGGCTACCTTAAACGTTCTCTATGCTCAGCGTCCCGATGTTCAGAATAAGTATTGGTCACATTACTTCCAAAATTGCCTTCAAGCTGGTGTCGCCAGTTCCACGGCTGATGCTGATTTAGCCAAATCCAGTGATGCGGGTAAGAATGCCACAACTGGGTCTTTTGTAATTAAGTCCGCTGATAATGGTGTTGATTATGGTGCCGCAGCAAACGGTGATGGTGCCAAGGTCAATAACTGTAGAATTACTGAAACAGCTGATAACAATTTCTTGTGTGCTATCCCACTCAGTGTAATTGTTCCAGCTCTTGCTAACAGAACTTTACCTTTATTCTTATTCGAAGATTATCGTGTTCATATCGATGTTTTCTTTAATCAGAAAGCTAGTGAATATGCCAACAGATGCCCAGCCGCTGGTACTGGTTCAGCTGCTAACCTTGCTTGTACCGATGGAGATATTAAATTTGCCGAAGTTCAGATGCTTGTCGACTATCTTATCTTACCATCATCAGTTCAAGATGAGGAACGTGCCGAGACTGCTAAGGAAGGTGGATATAACCTTGAGTTTATGAATACTGTTAATGTTAAGAAGCGTCTTCCCGCTGCTCAAGCTAATGTCACTCAGCTTGACCAACATCGCATCAATAGTGAAAACCAAGAAGTTCACTATGTTCAGATGACTCGTAAGTTTGAAGCCGACCAAGGTGCTAACTCCAATAAGGTCTTACTTGGACAGCGTGTTGACGGTGTTTCCATCGAAAACATTCAGTTTTCAGTGAACGGGGTAGATACTTATCCCGAACCATACTTTTCACCAATCTCACAGTATAACCAGCTTTGCGACACACTTGCTGGTGATTTAGAAGTACCTAAACCACTTTACTGTGCTGATGTCAATACCCAATATAGTTTACTTTCTGCCCCCGAAAGTGGGCTTCATGGTAAGTTCAAACCATTAGGTCTTTCGCTCAGAAATGGAAATGGTGGAATTAGATTCTCGGGTAAACAGATTGCCAGTTACCCAATTGTTGCCAAATATTCGAGAAAACCACATCCAATAGTAAACAGCAATCCTCTTGGTGGCGGTGCTTCTAATATTGCCTTAGCTGAAACTGGTGCTATGGATGTCAACTACTTCGTTGGTATGACACGTATTGCTAACATCAAAGAAAGCCCTCGTGGTATGTTAGTCAATGTTGTCAATTAATTTAATCAATTTTTTTACAGTTTACTTTATATTATAATAATCTAGTATTATAGTATAATGTCAACTTCATACATAGATGTCAATTCTACTAATTCATTTGTAAAGAACAGTGAAACAAACGCATCTTGGAGATATAAGCTCAAAGAACCCATAAGATTACCAGCTAATACGGAGGTTGCCGCATTAAGTTCTTTTATCAATTTTAAGGGAATTGTTGGTCAAGCTATCGATATTAAAGAGGATATTGAAGAGGAAGTAGCGTTTGGATATTACCATGTTGATACTTTTTATGAAAGACCAGTGCCTACCACAGCAGCCGCTACTTCTAATACAGCTTTTGGAGCGGGAGTCAACTCGATATTAGAAGATGCTTTTGCTAGAATCAATTTTCAAGAAGGTACTGGTCAAGTTTCAGCAAATGCCAGTATTACAGTGGATGGAACTCAAGTTGGTTTTACTGAGAACATGATGCCTCTTATGGGAGGTATCAGAATCAATATTGGAAATGTTCTTATGGTGCCAGTCACAACAAGAGTGAAAATAGTAATCAAAAAAGGTGTTTATTCCGTTAAACAGCTTTCAGAAAATATTTCAGACCAAATGAATGGTCGTAAAATTGCTGAGTTTGGTGATAAAAGTTCAGTCCAAACAATGATTGAAAGGGGTAAATATCGAGGTGTTCCAGCTAATAATACTACTACACGTATTTTTGACTATTTACCAAATGTGGGTGCTATGGCTGCTTATGCTGGTCAGACTTTTTTTAATAAAGATTTAGATTTTAATAACTCATTTTACCCATTAAATTATTTGGGTCAATTTGACAACTTTACTGATTTTGGTTCTGATGGTAGGTTTGTCGACGGTGGGACAACAGTTGGCACTGGTAACCTACCTAGAGTTGTAGCAGTTAGACCTAAAGTTGCTAAACAAATTTTTGATAATTTTAAAAATATTGAACTTGATGGTACTGCCCCTCTTTTTACAAATACTGAGGGAACTCCAGCTTGGTCATTTGGTAATATTGTTGATACTACTGGTACTGGTTTTGCTGCGAAAGAATATTGTATTGCTATGGAAAAACCAGCTCAGATTTCAAACTTACCATTTTCAATTTATGGAACTGGACACATGGTCGGCTGTACTGGTTTCCAACTTGACTTCAATGAAGAGCAACAGTTGTTTACAGTTCAAGGTCTAGCAGAACCGAGACGTGAAGCCACTAACGATAGGATGGGAAATCTAAATCCCGACCCATCTAAAGCTTGTGTTTACATCAGAAGAAACTCACCTCAGCTACAAACTTTTACTATTAATAGTGGTACACCAACTGAAGAAGAAGATTATGGTATTCACTCTTGTCTCGAAGCACCGATGTCTAGGATTGGTGGTTGTTACATTTTCAATTGGGGTGTTGCTACTGCTAAAAGATTAAGAACAAACCATGAAACAAAAACTGGAGATTTTTTGAAATCATTCCAAGATTTTTTCAATAATGAAGAAGAAGCAAAAGAAGCATGGAAGGAAACTCTGTGGTTTAGACTTGGATTCCAATATGACCAGTTTCAAAATACTGACGCTTGGGGTACCAGTAAATTCTATATGGACACAGCTGAGCCAAATGTAGGATTTACAACAGATACTATACTAGATGATTCTACTATTCCTTTTGCCTCAACATTATATTCAAATATTGACTATAACCAGCCTACTAAAGATAACGCACCAGTAATTCCAGCGGGACAAAAATTTGCTAGACCTAATGTACAGAATTTACAAGTATTTAATATGTTAGATGTTAATGTTCCATCGTTAGCACTCAGTAACGCAATAACACCGATAGCAGCTGGACAACCAAATGCTGGTACCCCCGTTACTTGTGTGTTACCATATAACGGTACCTTTTTTGATACAGCTGTAATGATAGGGGTTTTAAGTAGTGAAGTTCCAACCCAAGCAGATAAACTTCCAGCCTTAAGTACTGATGGTTATTTACTTATCACATCACCAACATTCCAAAATAATGACCAAATATCAAACGCATGTCCCGTATGTTTACTAGATATGATGCCGTTGTCTGCTCTTAGTAACCAAGATTTTGTTTCAGATAAAAATGAACTAATCCATGTTTTAAGTAATGAAAAGGTTATCGATAGTATTGAAATCCGAGTTCTTAGACCCGATTTAACTGAACCTATTTTAGATACTAATAGTAGTGTTTTGATAAAAATTACTACACCAGCTCAGACCGTACCAAACTTATTAGCTAATGCTCAACTTAGTACCGCTGAAAATGCTGTTATACAACAAGAGCAAGATAGTGAAAAGAAAGCAAGTAAGAAGAAATGATTATATATTATATGAGGTAAAATCAATATAAAGAGGAATGAATGTAGTATATCAGAATGATTAGAATTGAAGATGACAACTATGGTGTTATGTATCTTGCTCCACTCTGTAATAATTGGTATGTACAATTTGATGAAGATTATCCTTATTATGTGCTTTTAAATAAAAGAAAGATTGTACAATGTACTAGAGATGTACCCCATTGTGTATGGGAAAAGATTTAACTTTAATATATATATATATTATTTTACCTCATAAAAACAAGTGGGCAAAAAATGACAAAAATGACGTTTTTTGCCCCAAAAAAGAAAGTATTGCCATATAGACAGCCTATAGAAATAACTTTGAAAAGTGGGGCAGAAAACGTCATTTTTGTCATTTTCTGCCTTTTTTAAAATATACTCAGAATGTATATGGTAGATTGTGGATTTAATAATTACGACCAGCAAGAACTTTTCATAGAAGGTTTTTCAATAATACATTATGAGGAACCCGAATATGACGACTATGACCCATCATTTGTTTACCGCTATCCGATTGAACTTGATAGTGATGCTTTTTGGTGGAATACCAGTGACCCGACTGAGGTTAGCTTTAATTTTAGCGTTAGTTTTGTCTGACCATAATACCCATCGACTCATGAATCCACTAGTTTTCATTCCGCTTTTTTTCCAATCTTCACCCATCTTAGAGTGACGTTTTAAATAATTCTTCTTTTTTTCTTCGGTGGCTCCATCGGCAAAGGTACCTTTTGAACCTTTCATACCAAATGTAACCGTTTTTATTTTTTTACCGTTTTCGGAGTAAATAGCTTTTAATCTTTTTTGTCCATCATTATCACTAATCACTAATTCCATTATATAAATAACACATATTTAAATAATGGGTTTATTCATCATTTGTATTACAAGAACTTTTACAGCACGTAGATTTGAATTTGATAGCATTGATGACTTTTACTAATCCATTAAAAATGGTAGTAAGTAATTTAATTTCTTTGTCAGTATCTGTCATCTAATATATATAAATATATTTATTGAACAGAGGCACGAACAATACTAGTGGGGTCAATCGCAGAAGTACTAGCAGCAACTGGCACAATTGACTCTTGGTTTGAAACGTCTCCCTTTTTTCCTTTGAGACCTTCTACGAGACCAGCAATTGCCATCGCAAGTCCAGCAAATTCGCCCACCACGGGGATTGCGTCTAAAACGCCACCCGCAGTTTCAAGAGCAGACTGTAATCCCACCTTTTCAGCAATCTGACCACCAACATTAGATAATGTTTCTTTAAGTCCACTACCTAACACTCTAGCTCCGACTTTTGAGCCACTACTGATTCCATCCTCAAGTACCGATGAACCAGCATCTTTAACAGCCGCTGTCCCCGCTTGTCTAGCAGCTTGGGCAGCATCATCTCCAGTAGATAAAGCACTTCTTGCTTGAGTGACAGCATCACTATCACCAGCAGAACCCTCACCATTTACTGGTGCGGCATCACTTGGTGCTTCGGCACCCGAACCACTATTTTGGTCTAATTCTTGTACACGTTGTTTAAATATATCAGATTGTTCAGACCTAGTTGGGACATCAGCATCATCACCAGCCGAAGGTGTTTGGGATTCAACTGATTGACCATCAGAAGTTTGTTGAGGTGCTTGAGGTTTAACATCCGCAAGAACTCTTTCAGCTGGTTTAAGTAGATTTTTACCAGCTTCATCAACTTGACTAGATTCAGCTAATGGATTACCTTCAATATCTAATCCTTGTGCTTTATTTTTAGAAAATACTCGTTGAGCCATGTCAGCCCATCTTCGAGTTTGTAAAGCTTCGGGTTCATCAATTGTACCAACCTTAAAATTTAAATCAGAAGATGGTTCAAATGAATCTACTTCACGTGCTTCACCAAAATTTGGACCCGAAGTTTCGGGAGCAGATGTCGAAGTTTCGGGAGCAGAAGAATCTACAGATGCGTTTGTTGATGGAGTAGATGAAGCACCTTCAGAAGCTTCACCTTGAGCATCTCTAAGATTACTATCCAATCTATCACTTGTAGCTGCGGGGTCATCAGTAGCTGTTCCAGTTGGTCCAGTGGGAGCATCCCCTTCACCTTCCGCTGGTGTGGGCTTGTCACTAGCTGCTCCATCGTTGGCGGCACCATCTTCTTCGTCATCTTCGGGTTTATTATCTGCTAACTTCTTTTTACCAGCTTCACCTAGTTTCTTTGCTGCTGCTTTAAGTCCATCTTTTCTGTATTTACGATAAACAGTGCGACCTAAATGGTAGGCACCAGCTAATCCACCGACTGCGGAACCAGTGGTCTCAAGTGAATCAGCTATACTCTGAGTTGCTTCGGTTACACCAGCGGCTCGACTTTCAGCAACATCACGCATCATTCCTTCGATTTGGTCATGTCTTGCTGATATATTGTCAGCATGGGAATCAATCAATGCTTGTAAACTCATTTATATACTAATAGAATATATTTTAATTATCGGTTTCATCATTATTGTCTGTTAATGCTTCACTAGGTTTCATTTTTTCATACTCATCTTTCCTACTATAAACAATTCCATCGTTAAAGTTACGTCTCATTTCAAGACTATCCACATTTAAAAAAGCAAAATCAAAAGGGTTTATACGACATTGTTTATATAACTCCATGAATTTCTTAGAACTTCCACCAAAAAAATCATAAGCTTCTGAAATCTTCTTTGTTTCTTTTTCAGATATTTCACCAGCAATAATTACTCCTTTTGCCATAGTACGAGTAATTACACTCATATATTTAAAATACTGAAGAGTTAGGATAATACTCAATTGTCCTTCTTTCCCAGTATTATTGTTTTTAATATGACGGTATTTTGTTATTAAACTTGAAAACTTATCTACTTTACCATTTTTAGATTGTCTAAATCCTTCGTTAATAGCATCATCTAAAACTAATAAATAACGTTCGCCATTCTCATCATTTTCAACCATATTAATAATTTCATTTAATAGTTCATCTGAATATTCAGTAAACACAAAATCAAAATGGTCAACCATATGACTCATGATAGGGTCGCTCAAAGCCGTCGGACTCACTAGAATCTTAACTCCGAAATCATCCCGATAGAATCTTGGTGATAAAGTCAATGAATTTAAAATACAAGATTTACCAGCGGCAACACGTCCGAGAATTACTAAAAAGAATGGTATTTTTGGTAGGGGATATTTATCTACCACATTCAATTTGTCTTCATCAACCTTTACTGGATAGATATTTAAATCCTTACAATCGCAGTTACTCATATACTATTACTTGAGATTATTAACAGAAAAATATAACAATTTTAAAATATTAGTAGATATTATAAGTGTCATGCCACCCAAAAAGGATGCTAAGACTGGAATACCAAAGAAATATGTACCCGACCAATTATCAAAAGCAGACCGAGCTAAACAAATAAAAAGCATAAAAGAGCAGAAACCTAGACCAAAGGTTGAATCATTCAAGTCCAAGCGGTCTAGTCATGTAGTAAAGTTTGAAAAGAAGTATGGTAAGAAAATTACGGATGATGAATTTATTAGTAAAAACATCATCAGTAAAACGGGTATTAATGAAATTATGAAGAAAGGAATGGCGGCGTATTATACTGGTGGTTCCCGACCAAACCAAACCGCTCAATCATGGGCTAGAGCTAGACTAGCTTCAGTAATTACTGGAGGTAATGCTAGAAAAGTCGATAAAGCGATTTGGGAGAAATATAAAAAAATTTAAGAAAGATATATGACTGAAGAAATGTCCCCTCAAGAAATTCGTGAAACATTCGCCGCATCGTTTCCATATGATGATTTCATGATGAACTGGCTCTGCGACCAATTATTTTGTAGTGTAACCGATGTCGAGCAAGAGCTATATGTTCTAAATGAAGAAGAACTTGAAGAATTATATCAAGATTACATTGTTGCTTGTGAACGTTATCTTGATAGGTCAGAATAAATCATTGTACATGTTGTTAATAGTACCAGCACAACAATCATGTAAGCCATCGATGTCATCGATGTAATATCCGTTTGTTGTCATATATTGAGTGATATAGTGTTCCATCTCGTAATAGTTATCGAGTAAGATTGTGAGCTTGTCAGTGGTTTCGAGTTCGACTGTCTGTGTGATTGCTTCCATTTTATAATATATAACATTGAATTCTTTTTAAGTTGATTTTATAAATATAATATAAAATTAAAAGTCAGTATATAACGATGAAAAGTTGTCAAGAGCATATTCCTTGAGGTACTTGCGTTGGTAGCCCATGCCATTACGCTTCCAATAGACAGCATAATCATCCCATTCTGCGAAAAATTCAAGATGAGTACCAGCTCGGTATTCGGGGATTTCCATTGAATCTAAATCAAAGTTTGTTGGGCTGATAATGGAAATGACCTTGTCAAAATGGACTGAAGGAATCTTGTTGGACTTAAGAGTCTTAGTAGTGTCAAGGTTAGTAATAATGTTAAGTACATCGTTCATGATGCGAGTTTCAAATTCCTCTTTGAATCCGAGAGGAGCATAGTCTGAGTGTGAGTTGATTTCGTCAAGTGAGGTAAAAGTGTTCATTTTCTTATTAACTTATTTACAAAACTAAATCTTAAATAGTTTTATAAATATGATATAAAATTAATTACTTAAATTAAATTTCTTTAATGCTGGAATCATTCGCCATCTGTAATCGTTTGGTCTCTTCCGTTTCAGCTCTAGATAATTTTGCCATAAGCTTAGCATGGAGTTTACCTTCATCACGCATTTCATCTTCAGTAATATCTTCTAAAGCATCCTTTACTTGGTTATATACATGTACATTAGTACAACGTCCTAGAATATCGGTATAAACTTCATAATATCGGTCTACTGATTTTTGGTCTTTTTCACGTTTCATGACTTTTGCCAATGCTTCTTGTTCTTTCTTGCTTTTTCTAGCACTTTTAAGATTCTTCTTAGATTGTTTAACATTCTCTTGTTCACCTTTTTTGTTCACCTTGGCTAATTCCTTAGCTTCTTTTTCTTTTTGCTTAGCTAGTTTTTCAGCATCTTTCTCAGCTTTCACCTCTTCCTTAGATTTGCCAGTTGACTGAGCTTTCTTTTCAGCACGTTTCAGTGCCATCTTTGCTCGACCTTTTGCTAGAGCAGCAAGTTGAGCTTCACTTAATGTTTTCTTCTTTCTAGTTGGTTTTGGCTTTTCAGATGGTAAATTAAAAATCTCTTCTTCTGACATTTTATTATAATATAAACAAAGAAAAATATTATTTCATTATTTGCCTAAAGACAAATAATCAAATATAAAAATGGCATCAACACACGGCGGAAGGACAATCAACAAGTAATGAGACCTAGGTGAAAATGATGGTCTACAATCTATCATAGATAAAAATCCTTAAGTTTGAGAATTAACATTTTGATGGTTCACTAAGAAGCATGTTTGTAGATGTTGGATTCTGTTTATTGATTTTTTCTTGCTTCTTTTTAGCACGATATTCTGCGGCTTTCGCCTTAATTGTTTCAGCTCGTGCCTTGTATCGCTCAGCATGGTATGCTTTACGTCTAGCAATACGTTCTTCATATGCTTGTTTTTCATCGTCTGACATGTTATCAGCATCGCATTTAAACATCTTTTCATAATACTTCTTAGCTGCTTTTCTAACATTTGATTTGTGGTGTTCGACAAATTCCTCGGGACTGAGTTCAAGTTTCTTGGGCATTCTATATAATATGATAACACATTTTATTTTTAAGTTCATGTAATATAATATTAAATTTTTCTTTAAATCAGACATTCCGAAACTGGCGGTTCTTCTTCTTCTTCAACTTTCGCTATATGGTCAAATAAGATTTCCCGTACACTACCAGTACGTTCCTTATAAAACATCTTGAAGTTGATATTATCTCGAATATATTCTCTAAAATACTTGTAGTTTTGTTTCCGCTTTTCAGCTTTACTTAGATTGATATAGAATTCTGAATACTTATATTGATTATATACATCTTTTACCTTGATATAGTTATCATCGGCAATCTTATCTGATTCAGTTTTTGGGCTATCATACTTAATAATCTCATAGTTTTCATTGAACCATTCCTTGATTTCATCAGAACTTTCAAGATATTCCTTGGTACGCTCCTTGACTTTAGTAGGAATATGAAAACCATCAGTCACAAGCTTACCATGCTCAGCTTTGAAATCTTTCATAAAATTGATTAGATAGTTGAATAGCACACATTTGAATTTTGTCTGAAACTCATCATCTTTATACCTAGCATTTTTCGGATAAACGTTTGGTAAATCTAAATCAAGTATATCTTGATTATCGGTAAATGTTGACTCAAATGGAACATCTCGAATACGTCTTTCATAAGATTCATCAATCCGACCATCAATCAATGGTTTCTTGTTACATTCCAAGATAGTAGTATTGTTAAATGTAAGTTCACAATCATTAGAATAATTAGCTCGACTATTGATTTTCTTACAACCAGTAATCTCCTTGATTACCGTACCATTAATACGCTTGTTATTTGACTCAACTTCTTGAGCAATAATCAACCGCTTTTTGTTCATGTTAGCAATCTGTGGATTGTTACCTTCTTTCAATGGTTTAGTAAATGTTTCACTATTTGCTTTATAATAAAAGTTACCCAATGTTTCACCAAGTAATTCATTGATAACCCCCTTGCCATTACCGCCCGAACCATTAGCAATAATGAATTGTTCAATTTGAACACCATACAATGCTGTTGCCATGATACAAGTATAATATGTTTTGAGTTTCTCATCGGGGAAAATACTGGTAATCAAATCATCTAATTCCTTAAGTTCATCCTCACTTGATTTACACCAGCTGTATCCAGTAGTTGTTAAGACATAATCCTCACGAACACATTTACGTTCTTCGAAAGTCTTCAAGTCAAAACACTTATTAGTAAAACCGATGATATATCCATTAGCATCAAATTCAATATCGTTTTTGATACCAGCCAACTTTTGGACTACAATCTGAACCACGTTCGCAATCTTCCTATAATTCTGAACATCCATGATGGCTTGGTTGATGACGCAGAGCGTCTTATCTTTCTTGTTCTCAACTGCCTCCGCCTCCTCCTCATTACCCTTACTATAATGATAATCAATTTTTTCTCTGAAGGATTGAATAGTAGTCATAACAAGCTCATCGAAGAAATACTTAAGCTCCTTGCGGATTTTATCTTGAGTATGATGAAACTGTTTAGTATCAACATCCCATGTTGTTCCATTGAATGTATATAAGATAAGCTTATCACCATTGATTTTAACAATATGATTGACAACTTGATTTTGAAGATAGATGTCAGCAAATGATTCATCAGTATTAAGAGTACGTAAGTCTATACCATTTAAGAAATATTTGGTAGTAATCTGATAATATCTATCTGAGTTTACTTGACGACAATGATATTTCAATGTTCCAATCGTACAAGCATTATACGATTCAGTCCATAACTTCTCAAGTCCATCTTCATCATACTTGCTTTCTGACTTCATGCTAAACATTTTAGCAATATCAAACAAATTCTCATTTTCATACTTGACTGAAGGATTTTCATAACTAGCCAATGACCAAATCATTCTAGTCCATTCCTTATAATTCTCATAATACTCACTAGGCAACAATTGAATAAGTTCGAATATACATTTTTTTTCATTACTCCAACTATCATCCATTTCTAATGCTGGTTGAATATTGTCAACAACTTTTTTTTCAGATTCAATAACTTTTAATTTTTTGGGCTTCTTGGACTTCGACTTCTTTTCCTTGATTAATGGAAGTAAATCAAGAGTTTGAATAGGTTTATCAGCATTGTGAACAACTTGAGTTTTATGAGCATAAGACCACATACCACTTAAGATTTCAATATCATCATAGATGAGTTCGGGTTTACCCGATAATCCTAAATCATCATAGTTTACCTTAGGCTTGAAAAAGATGTGACAACCATGTTTTTTAGTGACTGATGGAAACCAAGCATTTTCAGATTTCATTTTAGCTACCCAATCCTTAGATTCTTGGCTATATGAATCATACTTATCATCTTTGAAATCAACATCAATATGATAAACATCGCCAGTATCAATACCAATGTATGGAAATTTATGTAAAACCTTTTTCCGACGTTGTTCAAATACTTCGGCTGGTTTTCGCTTAACTAAAGTTTTTTTCCCTTGAATGTTTTCATAACCACCAGTAAAATCAATATTCTTAGGACAAGCTCGAAGCTCATGAATCCATGTGGTTTGCTTACCCTTTTCATTTATAATCAATCTTAAAGGCTGGTACTCAATACTTGAGTTATTCAGATAGTTAATTATTGTGTCCGTCATTTTATATTATATAATATAGATTTTATTTTATCTTTAAACTATTTAATTTAATTAATTACATTTTACCTCATATTTAAAAGGGGGGCAGAAAATGACAAAAATGACGTTTTCTGCCCCAAAAAAGAAAGTAATCCCTAAAGAGGCTCCTATAGAAAAAACTTTAAAAAGAGGGGCAAGAAACGTCATTTTTGTCATTTTTTGCCCGTCCTTAATTTATGAGATAAAACTAATCATCAGATTTAATCTTAGCATACTTTTCAGCTTGTGTAGGTTTATAATTTTGACCAACAAGTCTTAAGGTAGATTCCTTTTCCTCAATACTAGGATTCTTGCTGAGGAAGTCAGTAATGAATATATGCCTAAATGAATTACCAGTTAGCTCTTTATTGAAAATTTTTTTCGAAATAGATTTTAAGCCATTGCTTACACCAGTCTGAGATGTCAACGCTCCATTTGTATTTACTAAGAAATCTACCTTTTTGGTATTATAGTCCGCAAACCATTTATGTAATAACTTGTTTAATATTTCACTATCTACATGGTGAGTAATTTGACCTAATGTCTTAGCTGTTTTGTACTTATTAAAGATAAAAGTATATTTAGGATTTTCTTGGTCATTATTATACAGTATGTAATTCCTATCCTTCTTTAATCCTTTGCCCCCATTTTTTAAAGAACTCAAATTTTTATATTTCATATCCAAATAGTTACCTAATCTTGTAGGCGGTTGTAAAGTTAACAATGCCATCAAGAGGAAGTTTCTATAAGCGGTGAAAGCCTTCTTATTATTTAAGAAGTCTTCCGCCTTACTTTCTATCTGCTTTTTAAGCTCGGGATACTCTATCCAATTATCTTCTTCATGCTCAGTCATAGTTTGGTCTTTATCATTCTTGTTTCTTTCATTAACTAATTCATTTAGGACATCTTTATAATCGGCTATCAAATTCTCAGATGCCTCTTTAAATTTCAGAAATGTAATAATACTTAATACCGACGATATTACGGTACTTAAAGAATAATCAGAAACCAATTTATCGATAACAACTTCGGATTTTTTGAAATCAGAAACTGATAAATCATCGACGCTTTTATCTACTACTTTAGCTAGTCTTTTCATAGAGGTCTCCATAGCTTTCATCGTATGCTTGGATTTTGTTCCATTCGAATCTTTGTAATATGATAATAATTCATCCATTTTGTTTATATTATAATCCTACATTTTAATTTCTCATTAAACACTATGTCAGAAGAAAACACAACAGAAAACGATTATTTGGAATTAGCAGAACATGCTAGACAAAAATATGTAGAAATGGAAAATAGAATAGAAGCATTGCGGCAATCCAATAAAGAGTTAGTAAAGGAAATACTAACTGTTTATGGAATAGTTAGAGTAGTTGATAATCAACTAGAAGAAGATGATTTAACTGGACATCCAGCTAAATTGATGATAGAAATGGTAAGAACACATCTTAGTAAATGGTTCGATGATTATACGGAACCTACAATAATTATATCAATACCGTAAATTATGGACAACCAACAATAGTAGCATTAACGCTTGTATAGGTATCTGATGACGACTTATTTTGTAATCTTAAATGTGTTAGACCGTGTAAAGAAACACCCCTATATGCTGTTCTTACACTTCCACTTACGAAAGGAAAAATACCATCTAAACGATAATATGTGGAACCATCGGCACTGACTTCAATATCTAAACTATCAAAAGAAGCAGTTGATGCGTCTTCATACAAAATACTCGCTTCCCTCATATTGCTTATATCAGCAACCAATGAAAATGTTGCGGGTGCCATAGAAGTTCCAACAGCTGGGTTAAGATTTCCAGTAGAACCAACATTTTGTAATTCTGTTTCTTTTATGTGTGTAGCACCAGCAGTAGATACATTAACCTCTTTAGCAGACCCACTAGCACTACCTATCATAAGAGTTCCAGTTCCAGTAGCCATTCCAGTAGTAGCAACAGCATATTGTGTACTACCGCCTCCACCACCACCGCTTGTTTCCAATTTACCGTCACCATCACATACTAAATAATAATTAGTTCCAGTTCCATCTTTAGAAGTATTACCTATTAAAGCACTTCTCAAATCCCCATTAGAATTTTGCTTACAATCTCTTTGAGTAGTTGTTCCACTTTCTACACCTTTAATCAGCATAGAATCAAAGTTTTCACTAATAATATGTAAAGCACCATCACTAGCTACTTTTAATTGATGTTGAAGACTTGTTGCTGTATCTATTCCCATACATTTTGCCTTTTGGTCTCCATTAGTTTGGTTGTCACTGGTCGCTCCACCGTCACCTCCAGTGGTATCAATGGTTAATGCTCCCGAATCATCGCATAGCAAATATTTCAATTCTTTCGCAGCTGTTCTACCTTGTATAGCAGTCATTTATATTATTAGATAACATTTTAATTTTTTAATACAACTTTAAAAACTATTAATTAGTGGACATTCGAAAGCATTAATATTACAATTTATTACATTGTCACCTCCAGTCGTCCCATCGGGTATGATATTTACAAATATGTATGACCCAGCTCCAACCAATCCATCTAAATCATAATTTATAGTTTCACCAGTAGTGCCAACTCTAAAAACACCTAAAGGATAACTTAATCCATTTTTATGTTCTAGAACCTTTAATGTACCACCTTGAAAAAATGTATTAATCGTAATGTTTCGCAATACTAGATTTTTATCAGTAGGAACTTGATATATAGCACCTTGTGATTCATTTTCGAGTCTATTAATTAAAGCATATATCCTTGATGCTAGGTCATTTGTTATGGCAATATCACCTTTGTTACTTCCATCACTCCCAGCTTCTTTTACAAAAATTCTCAGTACAGCAGTAGCACTGACCCCAATTAAACCACTACCACTGACAACATCAACAGATTGTTTAGCACCATTTGTATCTATATAAATCATTGTCAACACTCTAGCACCCGAGTTAGTAGCATCTGAATAAGGTGGAACAGCACCAACGGTACCATTGTTTATGTCATTAGTGTTATTTGTTGTTATACGAAGTGCTTCAGCTGCTGAAGGTGGTGTAAATTGGTTTCCTATGGTAAAATTAGCATTATGAAGTCCTAGGGTGAATTCACTAGTCGGATATACTACAGTAGTATTTGTTGGAGCTAATACACGAT